TCCATCACCAGCAATAATTTCGTTAATTCCAACAGTTTTACCTGTAGAACCAACAATACGATATTCATCAACTTTTGGTTGTATATCTAATCCTGCAGCAGGATAATCTGGTTCAATTGGTCTACCTGAAGATTGTCCATAAACTAGACCAACCTTCTCATAGTACATATCAAGGTCAGTACGATCATATTGACCATCTACACCTGTTAGAAAAGCATCATTAATATTAACATTATTAACACCATCAGCATATTCAAATACTGTTAACTTATGGTGAGAATAATTAGGTACAAAACTAGCAGTTGTATAGTCTCTATATGCCTTTCCATTAGGATCTGCATCAAATATGGAAAATTGCCAAAAATAGCATTCTCCTGTGACTCTGAATATTGCAGTTCTGTCAATATTTGCATCATATGGGTTTGGAACGTATTTTGGTCTTATTTTCGTCTTTCTAAGGTCTAATCCAACAAGAGAAGTACCACGAGGAACTATAATTCCACCATATACACTGTTTAATTTGTAAAGTTCGTTATCTGGAGATGCAAGATCGAAATTAGATGTTAAGTCAAATGGAGGTAAATTATCAGAAGTCGCACCATTCCTAAGTCTAAACTTATTACTACCAAGTCTCGAATCTGGGATAAATCCAGGTCTGTTATCTATTATATGATCTCCTGGATATAATAAAATCGTTGTTTTACCAAATCTATCATTATCCAATCCCTTCTGATATGAAAATCTTGATGCTTCTATCAAAGCACGTTGAATTGTCTTAAAAGGACGGGTTAGCGAATTACCTTTATTCTCAACACTATCTGTTGCGTCTAAATCGTTTGGATTTACATAGAGGATCGTTCCCCTTGCCGATTTCAGAAAATTATCTAATCTGGAAAGACCCATTTTATTAACACATATAGCCGTTATGGATTATTTATCATTAAACAATATCTCTGGATTCTCAAGTTCCAAGTCAAATACTAATGGATGAAATTCTTCTTGCATTAAGTAACAAGAGTAGTTATACAACTCTTCAGTATTATATTTAGTTTCATAATCAGCGATTATTTGAGCATCTTCTTTTAATATACCAATATCGTCTAATTCATCATATGTAAAAGGAATGCCATTGATAAAATACATCAATACAACCTTACTATTCTCGTTTATCCAATCACTATACCAACAATATGTAGAGTCAATTCGATATTTCATGCCAAACCTAATGGGGCGATTTTTTTACGGAGTTTTTTTTCCGACTTTTTTGGAATTAAAAGTCGATTTTCCCTGAGAGAGGCTCCGTGTAAACTAAACGATCTTCAGGACAAGTGGCACGTATAACACTCAACACATTCATAAACTCCTCTGTAGTATCACAAACTACTTCTTTAGTATCTCCTTCACTGGAATATATGTAGACAGTTTTTTGTTGTGGATCTACCACACACTTTGTAAGATACTCTTCGTCTTCCATAATTCTCCAAAATAATTGGGGTGGGAGGTTGGATTAATGTGTACCAACAAGTAAGGGGCATTGCTACATTAGTAGATTTTTACCTCACTGTCTGAGACCCGACTGGTAAGTCGATTCACGTTTTCAACGTGCAGCACCACCTGTGTCTCATCACCTTAACTAGCCTTATGCCAGCAAGTTTGATTCAGTCACTCCCGTGTTGGGTTCGTCAACTCAACAAATATAATATACCACCTCTCTCAACCCTTGTCAACCCCTGTTTACTTAGTTCTTGTATTGATCACACCAGCATACTTAGGATCATGGTTATCTTTATCAGGATAATCATCCCAGTCCTTACCTGAATACTCAACAACTAAAGCATTAATATCCTTTCTCTCAGCATACACATGATAGAAACAATCAATTGGAATTGGTCCTCTTGCATGTAGATAAATTTTCTCATCATCCCATCTCTTTATAATAATATCCTGTGGAGCACCGATTGGTTGTAACTGTACAGAAATACTCTCAGCATGAACTAAGTCTTTCCAATAGGAAGGTAAATCAATCTCAGTCTTATTGCGGAGTCTACCTCTAAAATATACACCAACCTCTGGTCCTTCTATACATGCATGAGCAAGACGATTACCTTCACCCTTAGAGGGATGAACCATATCAAACTTCTTAGGAGAAGCATCTGCTGCTTTATGTCTTGCCTCTAATCTTCCAGATGAAAAGCAATCAACAGATCCTGTAACAAATATATCTCCCTGTACATATAAATTTCCTTTAGAAAAGATTGCTTGTGGTTGAGCACCAGAAAGTCCAAGAACTGTCTTGTAAGGAGAACAATCTTCTGGAATATTTTCATCATCATTAGTAGTAGGTCCAACCATTAAGGTTCCTTCTATTTCATTAAAAGCATCAGGTGATCCTACAACCATAGGACCCTCAACTAATGCAGATCCATTGATTTTTTCTGCCCCTTCTTGGATAGCACCATTAACACCTGTACCAACCTTTAATTGTCCACCCACATTTAAATCGTCTACGTTATAAGACATTGTTATGCACCCTCCTTAACTCTTTGTTGGAAATTTCTACCACCTACCTTAGAATCTTTAACATCAACAGCATCACTAACCCCTCTAATTACAGCACCATACATTTTTAATACTCCATTAGCAATAATTTCCATAGTTTGTGGTGTACTCATTTTATAGTAATTTTTAGCAGTAATTTGACACTTCTTAGACTCCATTATGATATTTTCACTGGCAGTCATCTTAATACTGCCTCTATCAGTTTTTTCACCCTTAGAAATCAACTCAATATCAGTTGCCTCCATTCTAATCTTACCATTACTTGCTTTAATAATAATATTACCATGATCTGCTGTAATCATGCAACTATCAAGTGCTTCCTTTTCACTATCTTTCATAATCCAAGGATACTTTCCACAATTAATCTGAAATGCACCAGTGCTTGTAGAAGTTGTCCATCCTCTTCTTACTCCATCATTATCTAAAGAAAATTGATGCAATCCATCCTTTGCATTCAACATTACTGCTGAAGTTACATCCGAATTTTTATGAATCTGACCCATAGTAACAGATCCATGATCATTACCCCACCCAACAGCAGTATAATTGATCTTAGCAGAGTCATACCTACTACCTTCTTCCTGCTCCAAAGGAGATAGGATTCTATTAGGTTTATTAGAGGGTAATAAACTATCTCTAGAAGGAGTCCTATTATTATCAGTATTTTGTGCGGTAGGTCCGTTAGCAGACATTTTAATTATTAAATAAGGTTATCAGGAGTTCCTGGAATATTAAGTCTAGGATCATTGCTAGTAACATCAGTACCCTGTCTCTGAATTGCAGATGGAGGTGTAGTTGCCTGTGCATCAATACTCTCCTGTAGAGTAGCATAAACTTGTATTTGTGTACCAGCAGTCTCAGTTATTCCAGCATAAGGAATACTATTTTTATAGTAAACTGATCCATAGTATGCACGACCTTGTATATATCCAGTCTGTTTTAATCCTACAAGATCTGTTACCTGTATTAATTTATCAGGATCACCATCCATTGGATCACGTATAACTTTGGTGACAATCTTAGCCTCAAAGTTAACTCCAGTTCTAGAAGATTTATCAGGATCATCGCCTCTAACAACTTTAATTTCAGGATTTCTAGTTAATCCATTACCTGGTGTAGCAATTCCAACTCTTGTTATTCTTCCAAAAGGATCAAAATCTGGTATAAATTCAGCACCACCACCATTAAGTACTCTTAATTCGTCTGGTACAAATATAGTAGGATCACCTGGAGGAGGACAACCCCCAGTACCAATACCAGTACTATAATTAATTCCTGGATTAATTACAACAACCTCAGTAGGAATAACTCTAACTGGATATGTTGGAGGAGGTAGTCGATCTGTTGGATCATCTGGAGGAGGATCAACTATCACAACCCTAGTTGGTGGATCAAAACCACATCCAGGATCATCAACTAACGGATCAATAACTCTACCCTTTCCACATACAATCTTTTTACATGGTGGAGGAATAATTATAGCATTAATTCCAATAGGATTTTGATACCATGATTTACCTGATGCAGCTGCAGCTGCTGGTGTTCCTGCTTCTGGTACATCCTCAACCAATCTTGTTATTCCTATCGCAAAACCACTTGGATTCTCAAGAAATTCTGCTGAACCTCTAAAATAATCATCAGATGGTTTGCGGAACAAAGCATCAATGAATCCTATTGGACCTCCACTTTCTTCTGTATAGACAGTTGGTTTTACGGTAAGAGTATGCCTACCTTTATTAACTGTTATCTTTTTACCTAAACCTTTACCAGTGTGGTCTATACTATGTCTACCTGTTGAGTGTTCTTGTCCTATAAAGAAATTCGTTCCTATTTTTTGATCGTCGAGATAAAGAGTTGCTGAGTGATCATTCTGGAATATAAATTCATACTCACCTGTTACAGGAAAATTAACATTTGTAAAAGTATAATCAACCTGCTCCATACCACCAACTTTTGGATAGTCAGGAGAAATTCCATTCTCATTCATGAATGGTCCATATCTCTTATCTCTGTAATTAAATAATGCTGGTCCACTATAAGTTACACCATTTCTTGTCGTATCTGCATAAAGTTCTTCTTCAGTAGTTGCAGAAGACATTTGATATACAGAAATAGTTTCCAAAATATCCCAAGGATTCTTAAATGCCATCTTAGGATTAGATTTAACTGCTGACTTATCATCACTCATCCAACCAGACTCAAGAATATTAGGAACTGGTTTCTGAAGTATAGCACTGCCATCTTTTCTTCTACCATATCCTCCTACATATGTAATTTCATATTTTTTACCTGCTTTAAACGTTCCTCTTTTTTTAATATTTCCATTTTGTTGCCATTGATCACCACCTTTACCAGTATTACTTGAAGGCTTAGAATCATTAAAAGGATCACGACTGGTAGCAAGCACTGTCCCAGAAGCATCTTTTAATAACCATTTTAATGCTCCAGGATTACTCTTCCAAGTCCTTCCATACTTACCTTTATTCCAAACTGAAGCTGATAACTTATGGATACCTGCAGATACATTACGAACTGTTAGTTTCCTTTCTTTTGTCGTTCCAAAAAGTGTATTACCATCCCAAGAAGCTTTACATCTATCATCAGCACGAAACTCAAGTTTATAATCTCCTGGAGTGGTAATATTGATAGTCCATTCCCCAGTATGCCATTGATTTCTTAATGGATCATTATCAGATGGGTATACATAAGGCCAAACATTAACAGGAACCCAAGGTTTTTGCTGCCCACCACTACTAGTATTCGCTGGTTGAGAATCAATCTTAGGAACCTCAAAAACTAATGGATCTGTTTCTGTTTGTACAGTAACCTTAACAACAGATGGAGGAATGAAACTAGTATTTGAAACAGGTATATTACTTAACTTATAAGTTATTGCAAAACTATCATGTCTACTTGATCCAGATGATATTCCACCACCTGCAGTGAAAACTCCTGATACATTCGTAGTTTTAACTTGCAAATCATCATCATCGTCTCTAGAACCAACTTTATCACAGAAAATACATTTACTTGTTCCATGATCTTTCTCCGTTCCCCTTCTACCAAATGTACTTTCTGCAAGACATCCTTGTTCAGTACTACCATTGTTTCTACTTGATACTACATCATAATCTACATTAGTTCTAACAGTAACCTTTATTTCCTTTGCTGCACCATTATCCACAAAATCATCCGCTTTTATCTCAAAACTATGCTTTCCATCTCTTGCAGTAAATCTAAACTTTAATCCACAATTATCTCCACCTGAAGTATAAACAAAGAACGTAGCTTGTTCTGTCTCAGGAGGTGGAGGAGGAGTATCACCCTCTAATGCATCCCATATATATCCAAGATCAGCATCAACTCTATCATTACCATAAGCAGCAAGATAATACTTACCAGACTCTTGAGTAAACATTATACCATGAGGTTTATTTTCTCTCTTACTTTTAATTGGTGCAGCAGATTGCCAATCTTTAGTACTAAAAACTTTCTGAGTAATAAACTGCTTCTTAACTTCATAATTTCTAAAATTAGAAATAGTAGCACTTACTGTATGCTCACCTTCCGACATATAAAATTTTGTTTGTTGAGGCCATGAATTATCTTCTGTATTAGCAGGTTTTATTGCCACATCCAAACCTGCTCTCTTAAATTCTTCATCAACAAAAGCAACATCAGGATCATCCTTTCTACTTGCAACTTCCACTCCATCAACCTCAATAATACCAAAATTATCAACAGTACCTTTTAAAGTATATTCTCCTTCATAAGGTGCATTTACAATCCATGTTTGTTTCCAACCATCAGCATTTCCTGTACCATCACTACCAGCACTATTTAAAGGAGGTATTGGTGATATTGCATACTTATTCATCCACTTATCCCAATACTTAAACTTAACTGGATACCAATTAGCACCTTCAGGTTTCATCCTTGTATGCCAGAATATAGGACTTGTTGGACACTCACCTTCTTCTAATAGTGGTGGAACTATTGCTGGAGGTGGTGCAGGTACAGGTGCTTCAATCGATAACGCAACTCCCATTGGATTTTCATTCCAACTCTTAGGATCTGCAACTGTTTGATATGCTACTTCTGCTTGTATATCAATAGCCAATGCCATTGGGTTAGTTGTTGGCCATCTACCACCAGGAATTTGACTAAGAACTGCAGTAATAGTATATGTTCCTGCTTCTATGTAATAAGTATGAGTCGTCTCACCAGTATGTCCAAACTTTCCTTGACCAACTGCTTCAACTGCATCTCCAAAGCTATCATAAGTAGTCGCATCTTTTCCATGAGTAAATCCTATTTTAGTAAATGTAACTTGATTCCCTATCGATATTTTTACATCATCATCAACATGAACTTTTATATTATAATTTGTAGAAGCAGGGAAGTTAACATTCGACCATACAATTGGATGATCACCTGCATAAGGCATGTTAGGAAGAGCTAATGCAGTATCATAAGGAGCAATACCATACTTACCTAAGAGTCCACCTTTATTAGTAGTTTTCCATAATCTTCTATCTGCTTTACCCATCCATTGTAAAGTATTAAATATAGTCTGTGGTGAAGTCTTTACATTCTCATCATAAACAACTACAGTATCACCCTCTGATAATTGATAGGCATTTCTTGCAGCAAAAATTACATTCTTGGGAGTAATAATCTTTAATGTATTACCGTCTCTTATACCCCTATCAAAGAAATCAATCAACTGATCATCTTCTTCTTTAGAAGGTCCTGTGTCACCAATAAGAGGAACCTTAGTATATGACTGTCTATCAAATGTTACTCTATACTTTCTACCATTCTTAAAATTACCCTTCTTACTTATACTACCTTTTTGCTGATAATCTTTACCACCTTTACCAAGAGTGTCTGTAGTTATAGAATCATTAAAAGGACTAAGACTACTAGCAACAACAGTACCAGAAGGATTTTTTAATACCCATGCAACCCCTCCTGGATTATTCCTCCATCTAGTTCCATACTTAGGATTATTTCTAACTGTTGCTGACAATTTATGAATACCTGCAGAAACATTAGCAATAGTAAATGATTTTACTCTTTGATCTATCCATTTAGTATCTCCTACACGGTTTGAGTCCCAATCAATTGATGCAGTATCATCTGATTGAACTTCTACAGTATAATTTCCTGGAGTTGTTATATTAACATGCCATATTCCTTTATTTTGCTTACCATTTAATGAAGAATCATGAACTGGAAATACAGCATGTGATCTTAAGAATGCTGTGTTATTATTCCTTACCCAGTTAGTATCATTTTGATGACTCTTTACCCAAGGTTTTTGTTTTTCACCAGTACTAGCTGGTTGCCTATCTGTTTTAGGAACCTCAAAAACTAAAGGATCTTTCTCTGTTTGTATTGTAAGCTTAGTAATAGCAGGTCTTTCTTTAGGAGTATTAACTACATCCGAATTACTTAACTTATAAGTTATTGCAAAACTATCATGTCTACTTGATCCAGATGATATTCCACCACCTGCTGTAAAGACTCCTGATACATTTGTAGTTTTGATTTGTAAATCATCATCGTCATCTGCTGATCCAACTTTATCACAGAAAATACATTTACTTGTCCCTTGATCTTTCTCTATTCCCCTACGTCCAAAACGATTTTCCTGAAGACATCCTTGCTCAGTAGTACCATTTCTCCTACTTGATACTACATTATAATCTACATTAGTTTTAACAATAACCTTTTTTTCCGCAGGTGCTCCACCATCTACATAATCATCTGCTTTTATCTCAAAACTATGAGATCCATCTACTGCTGTAAATGTAAATTTTAATCCGCAATTATCTCCACCTGCAGTATAAACCCAGAACGTAGCTTGTTCTACTTCAGGTGGAGGTGGTGGTCCAGGTACTCCAATACTTTTATCCCAGAAGAATTCAAAATCTATATCAACAAGATCATTTCCTCCTACTTTATAAAAATAATTACTACCTTCCTTTATAAATTTTCCACCTGCTTCCCTATTAATAATTTTTTTGTCTGGTTGTATAGGCTGTTTCTTTGTAGTTGGATTATTATGAAGTTTAAAACCTAATATTTTAGAAGTAGCAATACCAACTTCATATTTTATTGGTTCAGTTAATCCATTAGAAGGATTTAATGTTCCTATAATTTGATTATCAATGAATAGATCACCATATCCAACTTGACCATCATACAAACCTCTAAAGATATACTCACCACCCCAAGGAAAATCTAAGTTCCATTCAAAATCAAAAACCTCACCACCGTGTGCAGATCCAATTTCATCTGATGGTTCTACTGGAGAAACTCCATAAAGATTCATAAAGTCAGACCATTCAGAAGTACTAACAGCATAACCAACATTAGTAATTTCACCTGTAGAATCTTTAGTTATCTTTTGTAAATTTAATTGTCCCCTTGCAGTCCACCAAGGATTTTGTAAATTTTTAAGAGACTCTATATACTTATCAATTTCTGAAAGTGCTGGATCTTCTGCATACCTAGTATATTTTTCAGGATCCCATACTCCAGTATCTTGACCATCAACACCCCAAACCCTACCATAAGGAACACTAGTATCAGCACATATCTCTGGAACATTCTCATCCATATCATCCATATAATGTATCAATTGCTCTACACAATTATCACCATCGGATACTCTAACACGAGCTACTGCACCAGCACCTATACCACACTCATCCTTTACTTCTACTTTAGGTGGATACTGATACCCGTAACCAGGATGAGTAATATCTAATGATAGTACACCACCATCTTCTCCAATTACTGGGTTGGCAAATGCACCGACACCACCTCCACCATGAAATTCTGCAAAAGGAGTTGGATCACAACTGTGCTCCATATCTATTTTACATCCATCTACACCTGCTATTGGACTCAGTTGAGATGGCACTAACTTATTTACTTGTTCTATACCAAGATATTCTACTTTATCTCTCGTTCTAAAAATAAATGATGTTCCTGGATTTTCTTTTTCATAATCATTTGCTTCGCATAAACTCACATTCTGAACAAATCCCCTCGCACTAGAAATATACCCAACAGTTATATCACTCTGAGATGCAGGTCCAAATATATTAAATTGAGTTGCAGCAATTCCAGCCATTTATAATTTATATTATATTAGGTATTTATAGGGTATAATTAAGAAGATTGATTGGCAGCAACTTTTGCCTTTGCAGCAACATAATCTAATGCCTCTTCACCTATAGTTGGTTGTATAAATGGTATTCCAGGTTCACCTATTGTTTCCTTAACCGTATCAATCTTATCTGCAAGACCTTTAACACTAGGTAATTGGGAATCTGGTTTAGAAGCACCACCCGTTCCTAATTTATAAAGATCAGAGACTGCTTCATTAGGAGGCAACTCAAACGGAAATACATTAGAAGTAATATTTTTAAACTGTAAAGCCTCAGTCATATTGCCACCAATATCACCAAGAGATCCCAATATATCATCTAAAGATTGACCAGTTCCTGATAATTGCTTTTTAATTTTAGTGCTGGTAGATGTAGTAGTAAATGTTGCATCAGTTGATAATACTCCATAATTATCCTGATTAACAAATAATACATCACCATCTGCATAATCAGCACCTTTTTTAATTATCTCAATACCACCTGGATCTACTGGTCCTGCAACCATAGTTAATTTAAATGAACCATTACCTGCAATAGATCCTGTTCCTCCTTGCATGTGAGGATAAATTTCATCTCCTACTTTATATCCCGTGCCCATTGTATGAACTCGTACTGACTGTATTTCACCTGTAGCAACAGTCATATTAATCATCATACCAGTACCAATCCCAGAAGTATCGCAAATTACACCTCCCTGATTACCATTAACATAATTAGATCCCCTATCTATCCATGCATAATTTTCAGCTTGTGGAGAACCTTGACCTGATAATCCACCAGATGATACAGTGATATTAACAATACATCCCTTACCTAAACTTGTAGTAATTCCAGGACTAATATTTCCATAGATACCAGTTGGAACAGATGTTGCAGTAAGATATGCAGTACCTCCTCTCACTTGATCTAATACCTCTTCATCAGTAATCCCCATAATCTGACCACTAATACTCTCACCACTGTCCTCAGTTGCACCACTCTCAGTTAACATCTTCTGCATATCATTCATAAAATAATTAATACTCTTAACAACATTATCATTTGCTTTATCAATCAATTTTTTATTACTTACTATAATTTTTGCAGCCAATTCTTCCGCATAACATGTAGGAACTTTAGGTTTCTTCAGTTTATTATCTTCTATAATTTCATAGGCATCAGATAATGTTTGCTGATAATCATTAGTCATTGTAGAAATATCCCATAGACCTTCATCATCTAAAGATTCTTCAAAATTCTCAGCTATATTTTCAGCATTAATTATATCTTTATCTTCTTGTGATAAAGCATCTAATCCAGTTTCCTCTGATATAGTTTGGTTTATAAATCTTTGGATTACTCCTCCAAACTTATCTTGCACCTGACTCGTACCTATACTATCCTCCAAAACTTTTTCAATTGTTCCGCACATGTTATCAGTAATCTGATTATAATTTTGTAGTGTCTGCATACCTGTTATCTCTTTCATATCTGCCATCATCCATCTTTGACTAGATGGCATCTGGGCAACCTTCTCAGACAACTCTTTATTTAAAGTCTTCGTAACATACTCCATCATCTTATCCATAATAATCTTCATGTATTTTGATACCTCACATGCAGCATTTGATTGAGTAGCTTTTAAATTAAGTAAATTCTTATTCATAGAAACAGCATCAATATACCCACCATCTGCCAATGCACTAGTGTACTTATCAACATCTTGAGTAAGATTATCAATAACAATCTGCATAGATTTCATTGCAGATCCAATAATATCATCAGGTTTCATTACAGGTATTGATTTTCTATATAAATCTTCTCTTATAACATCAGAAGCAGGTGTTAAATGAACACCATCTATAGTTTCTCTAGTTGCTCCTGGTTGTGATGGAGATAAAGCTGCATTTGCATTTCTAACCCTATTATCCATTCCTTTTTTAACTTCTTTCTTAATATATTCAATGTACTCTTCTCCCTCCAACCCTAAACCACCATCTTCTATAGACTTAGCACCAATCTCTTGAGCTCTTTTAATATCAGCTCTTTGTTGATCAGTTACTTGTTTATTAGCAGGTAGTCCAAATTGATTCTGTGCTCCTGAAGAACTATTATTCATCGATGCAGCTTCATCTGCTGCACTATTACTCTTTGGCTTATCTACAACTAAATCAGTTTCGGGAACAGTTTCTTTAGAAGTACCTTTCTTAGGAACTTGACCCTCAGAATATCCACTCGTAGGAGATAGGTTAGCTGCTGAGTTACCAATATCTTGTTCTAATTTTGTCTGAGAATTATTACCAAGAACTCCCATAATGACAGGAACAGATTGCTCCTTACCATCAAGAAAGAATCCAAATACAAACATACCCTGACGGAGGTTTGCGGTCTGGAAAGCACCACTCTGACCTCCACCAGCAGTAACTGGATACATTATCTGTGCCCAAGGCAACATTTCAGATTTAACAGTTTCCTCTTCTTTATCATGAAGACCTATAATCCTTACCTTATATCGTCTTCCCCATCCAGGAACATCCTTTCTATTCGTATATTTACCTGCCTTAATATTATCTCTCCAGGTGGAGTCGTCAGCAATCTGACCGATCCACCAAAAGAAATCAGCACCTAAAAATCCCGAATTAAATAATGATCCTCCGATATCCATAAGTTAATCGTCGTATACCTTACACTCATCCGCATCAGGATGATTATCACAATAAACTTCTAGATGACTATCTTCATGTCGTGTATGATAATCATTAATCTTACCTTCATTAGTATCTACTTTATCATCCTTATGATACACATCATAATCAGCATGTACATTCTCTAGATCTTCCTTAGTATACTCATGCATACCATGATTAGTATGCTCCTTACCATCTTTAGGGTCAATGTAGACCTCATGTTCTAAATCGTGTTTAATAGTCATAATTTTTCCTAAGATTAAGTTGCTGTACCTTTTCGACCAACAGTGTCCCTAACTAAATTTAATTTAGTGTAGGTATTTTCTGGGGTCATATAGTGGCATAAATCCGCTATAATATATATTCCACCAGACTGCTGATCTTTATTTCCTGTCTTATCTCTACTAAGTCCAGGAACATCTACAAATATAGCATCTCCTACATGTAATGAAAAGTCTCCAGGTATGGTAATCGTGACTTTTGATGAATAGAATTGATTATATCTTCTAATTGATTGATTAGTTATTTTAAGATACTCAAAATTTTCTTCTTCATTCTTATCAATTTGTTCAGAAGTATCTCCTGAAGGTAACGATCCACGATCAACTAAACAATAAGTAGTCCTAGTAAAATTTTTATTAGCACCAGAAAATCTTGGATCTTCCGTAAACTCTGGATTTAATACAGGTAACTCTCTACCTGCAGACTGTTCAGTACTCTTATCAGATGCTTTATCAGTAACTACTTGATAATAACAATCAAAAGGATCAAATAAAATTATCTTACTATCATATGCACCCAACTTTAATTTTTCCTGTACATTAATACGATTATCTAATTCATATTGTAGTGCCTTCATATCATATCCTTCAGGCATATTAAGACCTTTAGAGTCAGGAGTATTATTATAAATTACAGATTTTTTCTTTGGGTTTTTAGTAGGATCTAATATAGCATCTAATGATTTAAAATAAAATCCCTCAGATGTTTCATAGAAAAAGAACCCTGCAGATCCTCCTATACCCCCAGTTGCATCAGGTTGACCATCTGGTATAGATTTCTTTGATAATGCATTCACCATAAAGAATGGTTTCTTATTATTACCTATAAAATTAAAATTATTTTGAACACTATCAACGTATATTTCTTTTTCAGTAGCAAGATACTTATCATCATCCTTTAAGATTGCCGTAACATGATCAGATATCTTACCATCAAATCTAGTATTAATTCTTAATTTCTCATTTAATATAAACTCCTTTGTTACTAATTCTATTTGTATTAATTCATTACTAGTATCATTTTCTATTGGTGTTACCTTATTAACATACATAACCAACTCTGGACTATCACCAATCTTTACTTCATTATTATCCTCAAATTTTATAGTAACTGTCTCCTGTCCAACAAGAGGTAATCCTTCTCTTACAGTTTTACCATTAATAGAATCTCCAGAATCAGCAAATCGTATAGTCATTCTAAGAGTATCTTGTAGTATACTCTCAAAATACATAAGCATTGAAATTCCAGATGCAATATTCACCTGCTTACTATCCTTATTAGAAGTAATTGTAACTTCACTAATAAAAGAAGGTTCTGAACTAGTGGAAAGTATTTTAGATGTCATTTTTTATAATACCCTACTTATATTTAACCATATAAATCTAGAACCTCATAAGGATCATCAGCACTAACAGCAGAAGAAGAAATATCAACTTCTTCTTTATTCTTCTGGTCGGGACTTTCCAAAGGAGGTTGTTCTGTATTAATAATAATAGTTGATGATGCACCATCCTCATATGATGCATACTCACTAACATCATCTGCTTTTTTGGAAACAGATTTTGTATCTATAGGAACAATATTATTAGCACCCTGTTCTTTAATAGGATCACTAAGAGCATTCTTTATTGATTTACCTGCCTGTACTACAGGATGTTTCTCTACAGCTTTACCAGCTATATCCTTAATACCCTGTCCAATATTCTTAAAGAATCCACCTACTTTATCTTTAACATTACTAATCGTTTCACCAACCTTTGCTTTTATCTCTTCTCTTTTCTTTTTAGCCTCTGCTTTTTTCCTTGCTTTCTCTTCTGCTTTTCTTTGCTTCTCTGCTTCTTTTAAATCATCACCTTCTTTTCCTTCCTTAAGACTATCTGGAGGAGTTTTAGCAACAGATTCTTTCTTTCCTTCTTCTTTTCCAACACCGAAGAATGATGATGCCATATGCTTAACCATAAAAGCAGGATTCATTAACTGCCAAACCGCAGGAAATCCTTCTACCTTTCCATCCTTAACTAACATCTTCAATAAAGGATGTAGATTAAAAATCCATCCTAAAATTTCTGGTATAGATGGAAGAGTAGATAACATTGAACTCAAAGAGAATCCTCTAATTGCTTTAGGTATAACCTTCCAATCAGGAACTTTAAAATTAAGTACAGCTTTATAGATGGGATTAATACTTAAAACATTCGCCAACATTGTCCCGATACTAGCTTCGGGAAATTTAACCATCGGGAACGTCTCAATAAACTTAGTAAATCCATTCCTAAAGAACTCAAATATAGCCTTACCAGCATTAAAAATACCTTTCCAAATACCACCAAGAGCACCTTTTAATTTCTCAAAGGCAGCTTTCATTCCACCACCCATAAACAATTCAAATAATAAATCACCAACAAATGTACCAAGTAATTCCCCAAGCATCGTCATAGCAGGTGCTAATAATGCACCAATACCAACAGTAGCAGTTGT